TACTGTCAGGCATATGCCAGATGGAAAGAGGCAGAGGAGTATATTTCAGAAAATGGTGCAGTAATGCAAGCTCCATCCGGGTATTGCCAACAGGTTCCCCAAGTATCTATTGCACAGACTTATCTGAAAATCATAAATCGTTTTTGTGAACAGTTCGGATTGACTCCATCTGCAAGAACCCAAATTGTGACAGATAACGGAGATAATAAAGAAAGTGACGCTATGGAGCTTTTGCTGTTTAAAGGGGGAAGCGGGTAGTGTTTGACGAGGCAAAGGCACGGCGGACTGTGGAGTTCATTAACTGCCTGAAACACACAAAGGGACGGTGGCGAGGCCAGCCGTTTGATTTGCTTCCCTAGCAGGAAACAATTATCAGGGATGTGTTCGGGACGGTGAAGGAAAATGGATACTGGCAGTATAATACGGCATATGTGGAGATTCCGAAGAAGAATGGAAAATCGGAACTGGCGGCGGGTGTGGCTCTTTATATGACCTGTGGGGATGGAGAATGGGGAGCCGAAGTATATGGCTATGCTTCAGACCGGCAGCAAGCCTCCATTGTTTTTGATGTTGCAGTGGGTATGGTGGATTAGTGCCCGGCATTGAAAAAGAGGATTAAGCCAATTATGTCTGTCAAACGGCTGGTTTATAAGCCAACCAACAGTTTTTACCAGGTGCTTTCAGCGGAGGCGTATACGAAACATGGATTGAATGTTCATTCCGTTATTTTTGATGAGCTACACAGCCAGCCGAACCATGAGCTGTTCGATGTTATGACAAAAGGTTCCGGTGATGCCAGGACACAGCCGTTATTCTTTTTGATTACCACAGCAGGAACGGACCGGCATTCAGTTTGCTTTGAACAACACCAGAAGGCGGAGGATATTATTCTTGGGAGGAAGATTGACCCGACTTTTTATCCGGTGATTTATGGGGCTGGGAATGATACGGACTGGACTTTGGAGAAAGTCTGGTATGAGTCCAACCCGTCATTGGGGCATACCATTGATATTTAAAAGTGCGTAATGCTTATTTGAGCGCAAGGGATAATCCGGCAGAAGAGAATCTGTTCCGGCAGCTCCGCCTGAACCAGTGGGTGAAGCAGTCTGACCGGTGGATGCAGATGGAAAAGTGGGATAACTGTGCGTTTCCAGTAGATGTACAGGAGGTGATTGGACGGGAGTGTTATGGTGGTCTGGACTTGTCCAGTTCCATTGATATCACGGCATTTGTTCTGGTGTTTCCTCCGAGGGATGATAGCGAGAAGTATGTTATCCTGCCTTATTTTTGGATTTCAGAAGAGAATATGATTCAGTGGGTGCGGCGTGACCATGGGCCTTATGATGTGTGGGCAAAACAGGGGAAACTGATGACTACAGAGGGCAATGTCATCCATTATGGATTTATTGAGAATTTTATAGATGGACTGGAGAAGAAGTTTCATATCAAAGAGATTGCATTTGACCGGTGGGGAGCGGTACAGATGGTACAGAATCTGGAAGGGCTAGGATTTACGGTGGCTCCGCTTGGGCAGGAATTTAAAGATATGTCACCGCCGAGCAAGGAATTGATGAAATTGACACTTGAAAAGAAATTGGCACATGGAGGGCATCCGGTGTTGCGGTGGATGATGGATAACATCTTTGTCCGTACCGGTCCGGCAGGCAATATCAAGCCTGATAAGGAGAAATCTATGGAGAAGATAGATGGTGCGGTTGCAATAGTTATGGCACTTGACCGGGCGATACGGAATGATGGTAGTGCCGGGAGCGTTTATGATGATAGAGGGATTTTGGTATTCTAAGTAGTTGTTAATACCATGCAGATATGCTAAGATTATTTCATAAATTTGTATTGGAGGTTTTTTTATGGAAGAAAGAGAAATAATCTTAGCTAAAATGTGTGCGATTTTAGATAAGCCATATTTTATTATAAAAGAAAATGGACAAATAAAAAAATATCTGAGATGTTGCGGTCTGGGTAATCTGTATAATAACTATTCTCGATATTTTGAACCTTACTGGTACAATGGAACTTGGCAAAATCCAAATGAGGAATATAGTATTTTTGTGGGATTAGATAATGTTTTTGCGGAATTATTAAAAAGTAATGATACGAAGAAGATATCGCTACTTATCGTTGAGTTGGGAGAAAATATCAGCCCATATATAGCTACAAGATATTTTGAAGATGATCGGTATAAAAAATATGTAGATGAGTTAGTTAATTTATATCAGTTATTGGGATTTGACCTCATAATGAAGGAAGACCATTTTGATGTAATGCCTTTAACGGGAAATTCTGAAAAAGTTGCTGATGTTTATGGTTTGGAGCAATGGCTATTGAACAACTATTCAGAAATATATGATTCTTACGAAGGTGCAATAGATTCTTTTGTAAGTGGAAATTTTGGAACATGCATAGAGGCTTGCCGGACTACTTTGACTGGCTTATTTTCAAAGTATAAGGGGCCTGATTCATTTGCAAAATGGTTTAGAGGAACAGCAGATATTGCTGATGAACATAATGGTACTAACATGCAGGATATTAAGAACCATTTAGATGCGTTAGGGAAAAAAGAACTTTCTGATTTCTTTGAGGAAAATGCCACTGGAAGTTATAAGAAGACCAGAGCCATATATAGTATCTATTCTATGTTGTCAGATTATGGAACACATAGGCAAGAAGGGACTGTTGAAACACCATCTAAAGAAGATGCACTAATGATGCTAAGAATGACAGAAGATATTATGGTATGGATTTTTCAAAAGAAAAGATAGCATGAAGATTATTTGTTAATCGAAATTAGAGAATTGCTCAATCAAGTGGAATGGAGAGAAGATTATATGAATAATAATGTGTGTATTCAAAAACAATTAGAAGAGAAAATTACTATTTATTTGGAACCCTCAAAAGACGATTATGTTAGCCAAAATTTTGATTTTCAAGTTATGAGTGATTATTTAGATGATATCTATCAGATTGAATGAAGGGGTATTATAATAATGAATTTGATCCGACCAAGCAAACACCATTCATTTTATTAAGGTTCTGTATATATCATGAATATAAGCAGATTCAAATAAGTAATATATTCTTACCTAAGTTTATGCAATATAAAGGACAAGGAAAACGACTTATCTACGAAATATTTGAAATTGCTGAAGAAAATAGCTATGGGCTTTTTTTGGTTGATATGGTACCAAGTTTTTATAAAAGAATGTTAGACAAGGGTGCTTTGCCATGTAATGAATGTGATGATGCTGTACAAATAGTTAGAGAAACTAAACTATGTTAAGCATTCATTTTGCCGTGTAGTTAAATTCTGTGATAATCTGTAGCACTTCTTAGGAGGTGCTTTTCTTTTATCTATTTTAGGAGGAGCCAATGAAGTTGTCATCTATTCTAGGAATACGGGGAGCAAGGGATAAACCTTATACGACGGATTTTTTTATCCGCATCTTTTTCACAATACCGCATGAATACTGTGTTTTCCCGAAAAAAAATGCGGATAAAAAAGTTATCCAAGACCGAACTTCTTCTTCAGTTCATCTTCGTGTCCTTTCCAGAGGGGTGTCTCTGATGGCTCATTTTCCTGGCCTTTCTCCATCGCATCTCGAAGTTGCTCAACCGATGCGGAAGCGTACAGCTTAGTAGTTTCAGAATTAGAGTGACCCAAAAGTGTGGATACCATTTCAAGCGGAACACCGTCCCTGTACAGGCCTGTGGCCCGAGTCCTCCGAAGCAAATCTAAACTTTTGGATTTATGGAGAAATCCAAACTTAAATAAAATCCAAACTTTCCTATGGAAACAGGCATATTTATTGACTTAAACTCATAGAAAGTTTGGATTTTATTTTTACTTTAAGCAACCTGTTAAAACACACAGAAGCTTGTATCAAACCATTAGAAAGCATACATTTCTTATTAAACTTTTATCATTTTTATTCCCAATTGCAGCTAATATTCTAACTTTGAGAAAAGATTGATAAAAATGTTGCACTGAAATGACGAGAGCTAATGGAAGACATACAGCAATTAGACAAAGAAGAAAAAACAAAATCCAAACTTATTTCAAATTAAAACAGCGATATTCCTACGGTATTGACAGAAAGTTTGGATTTTATTTAAGTTTGGATTTGCTTCGCCATACATTTGCGACCAGAGGATTAGAGCGGGGAATGACACCCAAAGTTATGCAAACTATATTGGGACATTCTACATTAGCAATGAAAATGGACTTATACAGCCACGTTCTCCCAGATACCAAAGCGGAGGAAATGAAAAAGATTTCAAATCTATTTTGACAATGCCGCCTTAGCGATAGGGCGGTTTTCTTCTTTTAAATTGAAATCTGTGTAAAATCTGTGTACAGGGTAAAAAATAGGCCTACCGCGTTCTTGCGGTAAGCCTTTTCTTTCCCTTTATTTACAAGGGTTCCAAGCAGATGACGGGAATCGAACCCGCCTCCCCAGCTTGGGAAGCTGGTGTTCTACCGATGAACTACATCTGCGCGAAATGCTTTAACGAAGTTTATTATACCCTATAAAGGTTT